GTTTTCCAGCTGAACAATACGCAGTACCAGCACAGGTACATCACCACCGGTCAGAACGCTGTAACGCAGTTTGATAGCACGTTCAGACAGTTCATCGTATGGTGTGCAGGTAAACTGAAATACAGCAGGCATGATGTCACGGCTTTTTGCTTCCACGCTTTCCATTACGGAGCGGCTGGCACCAAAATCACGGTCCTCATGATCTGCGGAGCGGCTTGCTTCAATGGTGATTTTGCGCACAGCATTGATTGCCTGCTTAATATCAATAACATTACCTTCTGCATCAAATGCCATCAGGTTATCGCGCCAGTCTTCCAGCCATTCCGCCAGTTCTTTCTGACCCTGACGGCGGCCGTTAACATTCAGCAGTGATGCAAAAGGCGATGTCTTTTTCAGTGATACAGTGGCTGTATTATCTGCATGCCCCGGATCACCGATGGTACCGATATTAAAGATAGTTTTTGCCGCCATTTCATCAGCATCAATAAAACAGCTGACACCATCCTCAATACCGTGTTGCAGGGAATACTTCACAAAATCAGCGATACTGGTTGTATCCATTGCGCCACGGAAGCGATAGCGACCTTCCTGTAAGTGTTCCAGACTTTTAACATTGAAATCACCCGGTAAAATCACAGCAGGGCAGAGGGATTTTTCTACAGCATCCAGACTTAAGGCAGCAACAGCCATATTCTTAATCTGAGAAATAGCAGTTCCGTCTAAATTAGACATAAAAAGACTCCTGTTTAATTAAAAACATAAAAAGTAAATGGAATGGTTTATTTAAAAAAAGGAAATTACTTAACGGCTTTTAATTTCCCGTCGACACTTCCGTCAATACCAAATAATTGCCCCTGGTCTTCCGGAAGAATAGTCAGTTTCCCACCTTTACCAACCCACATTGGTGTTTCGGTTGTGTCCTCTTCGGATTTTTTACCGCGCTTAGTGGGTGTCACAAACTTTAATTTGTGAGAAACCTTTAAGCGGTCTTCATCAGCCTGAGTAAATTTCAGGATGATATGAACTTCCCCGGTACCACCATTTTTATTGGTGCCGAAAGCAACATCGTTTAGCGCAGCAGAAAGTTTGTTTTCAAACACACCGGCGTCTAACTCGGAGAGAAAGTCCGGTACACTGGTCATGCGGTTATTCTCGCTCATTGCGTTTTTCCTTTCGTTGTCTCTTCACACAAAGATAAGTCCACCAGCAGTCAGGCAAGGTATCTATCCGGCAGGACGATTTATGCCGGTGGACTTATGTTTGTAAAAAAATGGCGGCCGGCTGGTGGACTGCACCGTGGTATGCACGGCCGCTAATGGTATTGCATAGTTATTGTTATGGGGTCGTTTACTCTTCACACAGTTATTCAGATACGCAGTCGTTACTGCGGTTGTACTGTTAAAGCACAGCGGTCTTCCCACTTGGCAATGTCTTCATCAAAGCGGTCCAGAGCACGTTCGTGATCGCGGATTGCTCTTTCGCGTTCTGTACGGAGTGATTGCAGTTTGTGAAATGCCTGGGCTTTTCGGTGATCCACGCGGCAACATCGTCTACTGACATGTTGTTAGTGGTGATGATTGGTTCGGTTTGCATTTGGTTATCCTCGTGGTATTCACAACTTTTAAAAATATCAGTAACACCGTTAAGTTGTAATGTAGGTTGTTGTAGTTGTGTTGTCAACAACTTTTTGTGGTTTGATTTATTTTGACTGAAGGTAAAGGATATAAAAAAAGATGGAGGATCCATGGAAAATCTAAAGGTTTCTTATAATTACAAGAAAAACAGAGATAAATTATTTGCTAACTTAATCAGCATTATTGACGGGATATTGTCGGATGGTGTACTTCAAGATGATGAAATTCTGTATTTAAGTACTTGGTTGCTAGAAGCTGATGCAATAGCTGACAATGATATTGTTAAGTTATTAGTTATGCGAATCAATAGGATACTTGAAGACGGTATTATTACAGAGGATGAGCGCTCAGAGCTTAAAGAGGAGCTTGCGAGTATACAGAAAAACTTGATGGATCTTCCAAGTTTAGATCTGTATTCAAAAGAGTCAGATATTAACCTCCTAATTGGCCTATGCAAGGGGCTTATAGCAGACCGGAAGTTATCGGAACATGAGGTGAGGTATCTTAATTGGTGGCTCACCGTTAACGGGGCGTTGAAAAATAATTACCCAGGAAAACACCTGTATGAATGTGTCACTGAGGTTTTGGCCGATGGCGTAATAACCAAAGATGAAAGTGAGTTTTTGTATAATGAATTAGTAGCTTTCACTGGTTGTGATGTTGAGCTTGGGGTCGTTGATGGTATGACCACAAAACTGCCAACTGATCACATCGAACCATCAATGATAAATTCTTCAACATTCTGTTTAACAGGGAAATTTTTATCAGGAAAGCGCGACGATATTGCAGAAAAAATAAAAAACATGGTGGTGTAATTGATAAATCTGTCAGGCAAAGAACAAATTTTCTTGTTGTAGGCACTTTATCATCCCGTGATTGGGTTTACTCCAGCTTTGGGCGAAAAATAGAACAAACGCTGGAGTGGAAGACAAGCGGAATATCAGATATAAAAATTATCACCGAAGATCAGTTGATGACCGTACTACCAGCGTCTTGATGACCAAAAAACCCTACCTATAACGTGTATTCTTGCCCTGGTGTGGTCATAATTAAGCACTTCATCAGGGTATTCTTCTGAATTAAAGCTACGGACAATGAGTCCGCCATCTGGCAAACCAACCAATATTTTAACACGAAGCAATACCCCATCTCTGATGGCATAGAGGTCGCCGTCTTTTATCCTTTTATTTGTGATATCAACTGCAACCATATCCCCGCTGTTTAATACTGGGTAGAGGCTGTTACCTATTATTTTTACTAGGCGAGCATTCTCAGCGTTAACTCCGTAACGATTTAGCTCTTCTCTGCGGAATGGGTATGTTCCTATCTCTGTTTCTATAATTTCAGCATTGGCGCCGCAGCCGGCGGATAAATCTATATCCAAAATAGGAATACTCACAAATTCATATGGATCATCAGGAACATCATCCCAATCTTTAATTGCCAGATCTACAATTTTAGCGTTTTCATCCTGAGCACCAAATTGTAACCAGTGTACGGATACATTCAACGCTCTGGCCATATCAGCTATTTTTCTTGGTGACGAAGTTTTTCCCGCCTCAATCTTTCCGATAGATTGCTGCGATACACCAACTATGTCGGCCAATTCTTGCTGGCTTAACCCTGCTTTAATCCTCGCTTCTGCGAGTCGTTTTGCAATGCTCATCACAACTCCCTTATTTACCCCCTTTAAGATTACAACTTTTTGTTTTAACCATCCAACACCGAAAGGTTGTTAAGTGATGGCTTGTTGTGTATATTAAGGTTGTTATTAACTACTTAATGGTGTTACTTATGGCGAAACCAGATGCAAGACCTGTAGCCGCGCTTAAGAAAGCGGTTATAGCTGCTGGTGGGCAAACTGAATTGGCTCGCCAACTATCAGAAATGTCAGGGAAAAATATTAAACAGCAACAAATATGGAATTGGATTAACAGGGAAAAACAAACACCTGCGTCCAAAGTTGTTTTTGTGGAAAAGGCGTCAGGTGTTGCGAGATGCGAACTTCGACCTGACTTGTACGCGGATTAATTCTGCCATACGGATCGTCATCCGTTAACTACAACTCAACCTGAAAGCGAGTAGGCAATGAAGAATGAACCAGCAGCAAAAACAGAAAAAAAACTGACGCCACATGAATTCTGGACGTCAGTGAAACAGATTGCAGAACTGCAAATAAATCAGGCAAAGGTTAATCGTCTGATGGGATTAGACCAGGATAACGAGCTTCCTGAGGAGGCAGCCAGCCTTTCATCTCTTTTGCTAAAACTAACCGGATGTCGTCTTTTTCCATTGACCGACTCTGAGAAATTGGCCAGTGATGCTTATCGCAAAGATACAGGTATACAGCATCAAAGCCACAAACATCCGGCGGGTAGTCATGAATCTCAGCCAGGTGATCACCAAAGCATTCCAGAAGGTACTCAAGATCGGCACCAGACCTGTTAATTTTTTTTCGTACTTGATAGTTCACGTTGCGCATAAGTTTTCCTTAATGGTTGGGGAACCTAAAAGGATATCACCGAGCAACAAGTAGCGGATCTACAGTCAGCTGGTGGACATCACAGTTTTAAAAATAACAACGAGATAACTGCAATGAAGAATGAATCACTGAAAGAAGTCGTAAAAAAGATGTGCTGCGCCATGCCGGGTGGACGGGAAGCACTGGCCGGGGCGTTGGGGATGTCACTGACGACATTCAACAACAATCTGTACGAGAAGAACGGCTGCCGGTTTTTCGACAATGACGAGCTGGAAGCAATGGAAGATCTGACCAAAACCCGTCACCTGGTCGAATACCACATGGATCGGCACGGTATTACGCCGATGCAGGACATAGACCCTGACAACATTGATCAGGTTGAGCTGTTTGATATCCGCATGACCCTTGCGGCGGCACAGGCAGAGCTGGAATTACATATTAAGAAAAGCCTGGAAGACGGGAAGTTAACCCGTGATGAGGTCAGGGGAATTTATAAAAAATCAGGGAAAGTATTTTCTTACTTTTTGGGATTTGTCGGGAGTCTTGACGCTGTATTCGGGGTTCCGGATGAAAAGTGAGACCACCGGTATACGGCCGGTGGCCTCGGTCGCGCTATATCAATTTGTGTGAAGAGATAAACGCATGAGCAGATTAACTCATTTGGCAGGCTTTGCGCAACTCCGCGTTGCTCCTGTTAAGGGTGGTAAAGACCCTGCCGCATTTGTTTATACGGTAAGAGTACCGGAAGGTTTCTCAGAAACAAACTACCAGTTTGTGAAGTGGGCGGTAGGTGATTTTAACCGCCTGGGTAAGACAGCAGGAGTCACGGCATGAAAGAAACAGCTGACAATCTTGATCGGTATTACACCGACCACCGCGGGCGGAAAGTTCACGTTGTCCGGTTTGACCGGCAAAACAGCCGGGTGATTTTCATGCGTGAGGGCTATGAGTATCCGTGTTTTGAACCTCTGAAAACCTTTCAGGAGCGGTATACACGTGTGGATGAGGTGAAACCATGAGTATGATTTTAACTGCGCGGGCTTTGCAGATAAAAACCGGCAACGCGCTGCGCAAACTGGTACTGGTAAAGCTGGCGGATAACGCCAACGACCAGGGTGAATCGTGGCCGTCTGTGCCGTACATCGCTGAGCAGTGCGAAATGTCAGAGCGCTCAGTACAGAACCACATTAACGCCCTGGTGGAAATGGGGCTGGTTCGTATCGAGTCCCGGAAATCGGCCAACGGTCTGAACCAGTCAAATATCTATCATCTGCGTCTGAATGCAGCCTCTGTGAGTGGTGAATCTCCTGCACCATATGGTGCAAATCCTGCGGGGGTGAGTGGTGCAAATGGTTCCGGGACTGGTGCAGCAGATTCACCAGGTGGTGCAACTGGTTCCGATAGTGGTGCAGGAGCTGCACCCAGAATCAGTAATGATCCAGTCATAGATCCAGATAATAAAAATATTAATCCTGTTCGCGGAAAAGCCAAAAGCAAAACCGTGATGCCGGAAAACTTCGCCCCGTCACCGGAACACACTGAACGGGCAAAAACTGCCGGATTGGATGTTCAGGATGAGTTTGGCAAATTCAGGGACTACCACGCCAGCAAGGGCACTCAATACGCTGACTGGAACGCTGGGTTTAATTACTGGCTGAGACAGGCCGAAGGATTTAAACGCGCTGCGGACTCAAAGAACATCGACACCACCGAGTGCGATGAAGTCTTCAGAAAAATGTTCTCATCCTCCGACTGGAAGCCAGAAAACCGCGTACAGGAGCTGGTAGCAAAACACAAATCCCACATTGGGCGGATGAATGAAATTGCCGGACGGGCCGCATTCCGCGGGTACTGGAAACAGGCCACAGAGCAGGCCGCAAAAGAACGGGAGGCAGCATGAACATGCGCTCAGAAAGCAAAGAGATTTACGGCGTGAGTGTGTTCCCGGTGCTGGCCGTCCTGCATCAAATCCGCCGGTGGTGGGTACTGCGTGACCTGAAAGACCACTGGAACAGCCGCCATAAGGTAATCCGCATTTGCCGCAGTCGTGGCTGGGATGACCTCATTCGGTTCCAAAATATCGAGCGGCAGTATTTCATGACCCGCGCCACAGTTAAACGCTACCAGCGTGAGGGGGTTATCTGATGAGTCTGACTTACGGATCTGTCTGTTCCGGTATCGAGGCCGCTTCGGTCGCCTGGGAGCCTGTCGGAATGAAGCCTCTCTGGTTCAGCGAAACTGAACCGTTCCCGTCTGCCGTACTGGCTGCACACTGGCCGCAGGTGGATAACCTGGGTGATATGACAAAACTTGCCGCGGCGGTTCGCGCCGGTGATGTGCCCGCTCCGGATCTGCTGGTGGGCGGTACACCGTGTCAGGCATTCAGTGTTGCCGGATTACGCGGTGGTCTGAGTGACGAACGCGGACAATTAACCCTTTCTTACGTTGAATTAGCGGACAGCATTGATGAAAAAAGAGAACAAAACGGTGAGCAACCGGCAATCATTGTCTGGGAAAACGTCCCTGGTGTGCTCAGCAGCAAAGATAACGCCCTTGGTTGCTTCCTTGCAGGACTTGCCGGAGAAAGTGAAGAACTCAAGCCGACAGGGGAAAAATGGACAAACGTTGGTTATGTGTCTGGACCCAAAAGAACTATTGCGTGGCGGATCCTCGATGCTCAATATTTCGGAGTCGCGCAGCGCCGCCGTCGCGTGTTCGTTGTCGCAAGTGCTCGAACAGACATCTGTCCCGCAGAAATACTTTTTGAGTACGACAGCCTGCGCGGGGATATTACGCCGTGCGGAGAAGCGGAGAAAGAAATTACCGGCACTCTTACAGCACGCACTCATGGCGGGGGTGGGCTTGGAACAGACTTCGAGTGTAACGGAGGGTTAGTTCCGGTGGGTCTGGATGCGGAAAATTATCCCGCCAATATTGAGCTCTGCCGGGATGTGGTTGCAGCCCTGACCAAAAACGGCGTCGGAGCAACAGGAGCAGACGACAATCAGGCACAAGCAGGACATCTGATTGCCGGTGCTTTCAGAATGGCTGCTTTCGGTGAATATGTTGATGACGAAACAGCAAGTACGGTCAAAGCCAGAGACTATAAAGATGCAACTGACCTCGCTGTAATGTCTGTACACGGCACCCAGGATCCGGACGTCAATCATGAACTGGCGCACACTCTGGGCCGTAACCACGGACAGGAAAATGCCTGTATCGCATTCAGCTGTAAAGACTATGGTGCTGATGCCACCGAAAACCTGTCTCCGACATTGCGGGCCGGTAACAGCAGCAACAGCAACCAGAATTCAGGGCAGCCGCCTGCGATTGCTTTGGCCGGAAATACTATTGGCCGCGCCCCACAAAACGGTGGCAACGGAACCGGATATGATGAATCCGGCGTTTCATACACACTGACAAAATCAGATATTCATGGTGTTTCGGTTCGCAATAGCGTCCGCCGCCTGACCCCCGTTGAATGTGAGCGGTTACAGGGATTCCCTGACAACCACACACAAATCAGCTGGCGCGGTAAAGATGCTGCTGACTGCCCGGATGGTCCGCGTTATCGCGCTATCGGTAACAGCATGGCGGTACCGGTCATGCGCTGGATTGGTGAACGTATCCTTGCCGCGCTGCCGGAAACCCAGGATCTGCGCTCAGATTACGTTATTGCACTGGAAGAACTGCGTAATAAACCTGCTCACATGCTGAAAGAGGTCGGTGACCAGTGGCGGACGCCTGATGCGCTGTACTGGGGTATCAACGCGAAGTTCGGCCCGTGCACTCTCGATCTGTTTACTGATGGTCAGAACAGTAAATGCCCTAACTATTACACCGCCGAAGATAACGCGCTGACACAGGATTGGTCAGAAAAGCTGAAAGAACTGGGCGGGGCAGCATACGGCAACCCTCCGTATTCCCGTGCAACCTATCATGATAAACAGGCCGTTACAGGGATGGTTCATATCATGGAATACGCTCAGGCTATGCGTGAGAAAGGTGGCCGGTATGTTTTCCTGCTGAAAGCGGCGACGAGTGAAACATGGTGGCCTGAGTGGGCTGATCATGTTGCATTCATTCGTGGGCGGATTGGATTCGATTTACCGGACTGGTTTGTACCGGCGAATGAGAAACAGAAACCGTCAGGTGCTTTCTTTGCCGGTGCGGTTGTCATCCTGGATAAGGACTGGCAGGGAGACAAAATCAGTTATATCAGCCGCGATGAGCTGATCGCTATCGGTGAACTGTTTATGCAGCAGGCGCGTTGGCTGGTGGAGAAAACAGGGGAGGCCGCGTGATGATTCTCTATCTCAAAATCACAACTGATATCCCGGCGGGTACTGCAATCACGACCCGCTACATCATGGACAAATACAAAGTGTCACGCAGTACAAGCCGGAACGCATTAGCTGTACTGGCTCATATAGGTGCTGCTGTGGAAATAAGCCGTATCCACACAGAAGGTACCGCTTACTCACTGTCACCTGACGCGGCAGATAAGGCACAGAAATACAGAAAGCTTGTGATCATCATGCGGGAAAACCCGAATGAGGTCCGGCGCAACAACGGCCCGATCCTGTCCAGTCCGGCAGATATGGCAGAACGCGGGTTTGTATCTGCGCATAACCGGTTGTTTATGGCGCTGGCGGCAAAGCGCCGGGAGATGAAACAGAGCTGCGGGGTGATGGCGTGAAGACTAAACAAACCAAAATGGAATTGATCCATTACGAAAAAGGCAAAGATAAAAAGTCAAAAAAGTACATGGTGAGCCACGATAACGGAAAAACAAAATTGGAGCTGGAGCTTAGCGTTACCTGTGATTTGTTTTTTAGCCGTGGCTTCAAAGTTGAAATAGCTATGGACGATTTCCCGCGTTTCGATAATGAAATCGAGGCGGTGCTGAAGTATGCAGACTGGCTTGAGAGACTTGGAATTGCATTACGCCGGGAAGCGAAAAAGGCAATTAAGCGGGGTGTTGCATGACATCTTTAACTCTGATCCTCCCGTTCCCGCCCAGCATGAACACATACTGGCGATCCCCATCGCGGGGAGCCTTAAAAGGCCGGGTGCTGATCAGCGAAAACGGCCGCCGGTTCCGTCTGAATGTTATTGCTGACATCCTGGATCATTTTAACGGCCGGACACCGAAACCGGTCACCGGTGATATCAGCCTGAAGCTGGTGCTGTTCCCGCCGTCGAATCACCGCCGGGATCTGGATAACTTCATTAAAGCGATACAGGACGCACTGACACATGCCGGTATCTGGAATGACGACAGCCAGGTAAAGCATCTTGATATTGAATGGGGTGAAAAAGTCGCTGGTGGTAAATCCGTGGTGACGATCAGCCCCTATGTAAAACGCGCAGTATACGGCTGCGCTTAATGAGTGGAGAGATAAATATGCAGCAGATTACCCACGGTGTCAGTATTTCGCCTGTGATGCACAATCAGGCGGTAACGATGTCGAGCCGTGAGATTGCCGGTTTAACCGGGAGTTTCCATGCAAATGTTAAGCGGTCGGCAGAGCGGCTGGTCGTCGCCGGTATTTTAACCTATCCGTTGGATGAGTTCCCCTTTGAGCATAACGGTAATACCTATACCGAGTACCGTTTCAATAAACGTGATTCTCTGGTGCTGGTGGCCAGACTTTCCCCGGAGTTCACCGCAAAGATTGTCGATCGGTATGTCGATACCACCGGCTCAATGACATTCCGGCAGGTGTGCAAATTGCTGAAGATAAAAGAGCCAGAATTCCGCCTGTTCCTCCAGGAAAACAAAATCATGTATCGCCTGAATGGTTCATGGGCTGCATACCAGTGTCACATTGATGCCGGCCGTTTTGAGATCAAAACCGGTACCAGCCAGACGAACAACCATTCGTTCGCACAGGCGCGGTTCACACCGAAGGGCGTGAAGTGGATTGCCGGGCTGTGGGGTACATCCCAGGTTGAAGGGGTAATTGCCTGATGAATTACCTGTTAACCGGCTTTGTCCAGAAAGATACCCGGCTCCTGATGTTTAATCCGGGTGCGGAGATCGGCAATTTCCGGAACGGCACCCGTTATGTTGTGAGCGTGGCGCCGCAGTGCATGAATGGTATTCCGTCCGGTCGTGTTCCGGCTGATGCGCAGCCGCTGCTGACAGATGAGCGGGTGCTTCGTTTCCTGGATAATCCCGCCGTGATAAAAGCCGCCGGCGGACTATCCGGATCCCGTCACTACGTTAAATCAGTTGGCTACTGCCAGATTAACGATCCGGAAAACCCTTACCACCACCACGAACTGACCATGACCCGCCACAAAGATGGTTTTATCCGGACATGCTGGCACCATGACAACATATTGCGGGCGGGTGATGTCCACCAGCAGCAGGCGGACGAAATTCTGTTACACAACCAACGGGCGTTTGTGGCACGCAGCATCTTTACCGATCTGCGGCTGCCGGCTGGTCATCTTCTTAATCCTTCCGATTTGTTCACCTGGTCGGTGATGCGCCGCGTCAGTGATCATCTTCCGGCCTTTATCAGTTCCTACATTCTGATGCAGAAACCGGAGGAAGAGATAACCGGCACCATGACAGAGCATTCCATTGTTCATCAACCGCGCTCACACAGCCGGATTGTTCATGACATCGTTGAGCAGATAAAGCCGGTCGTTGTTCCTGAGATAGAACCGGAGCCGCCAGCAAGTTTTATGCGGATCCCGAAGTTAAAGCGCTGGGAGAGTCTGAAATACCTGCAGTGGGTGAAAAGCCAGCCGTGTTGTGTGTGCAGCCAGCAGGCGGACGACCCGCATCACATCATCGGTCACGGCACCGGCGGTACCGGCACAAAGACACACGACATTTTTACCATCCCGTTGTGCCGGGTTCACCACGACGAGTTACACCGGGATCCGGCAGCCTGGGAAGAAAAGCACGGCAGTCAGCTGGAGTTGTTATTTAAGTTTATGAACCGGTCATACGGGATCGGCGTTTTTGGTTAATGCGCTGTACGGAGCGCGGAGAGATAAACAATGAGCGATATTCAGCAGAGTTCGGAATGTTTGGTGATGAGTAGAAGTATAAAAGACTGGCTGGAAGCCTGGGGAAACTGGAGTTCGTCACGTACCGGAACTGAGTATAAGGGGGTCTCTTACATGCCAGCATCCTCTTCCGGAGATCGGCCGTGGCTTGATGATATTGAAGGTATGGTTATCGATCAGGCTGTTGGTAGCCTGAAGAAATACGATATCGATGGGTACAGAATCGTCTGTCTGCACTATCAGAATCATATTTCATGTCGTGCGATTGCGAAGGAGTGGAAAAAGCGGCCAGATTACATCACGTCATATTTGGCACGGGCGGAAGCCTATATAGCGGGTGTAATCCATACGACACTGAAAGCTGCCTGATTGCATGGATATTTTACTGATCAAATAATCAGTAAATAACTTGACTGTCCGGATGTCCGTACGGTAAAGTGTGATAAATTAGCGCTGCGCGTGTAACTTCGGCGCTGCCAAAATAAAGAATTAATAGCCTCACTTCGGTGGGGCTTTTTTGCATCTGCAATGGTAAGGTAACTTCAAGTGGTAGGCCTGCCGCTCTTGAAATCCACACGCAAAGCTGGGAGTTACCTTTCCATTGTGGAGAATGCCGAGGCTGATCGGCTAACTCGCATGGGTTACTGCACTTATCAGGATAGAAGCACACACGCCATGGGGAACCTGAACGCATACACTCTCAGCGTATGCCTCCACAATTATTTCAACTATCCGGAAATTCCGGATAGTTCAGGTGCAACAACATTTAAGACAACAAAATATTCCTAAAAGTATTCCAAAGGTCGCCTTGTGCGGCCTTTTTCATATACGCCGCCACAGTATCAATCACCTCGTTATCACTTAACACAAGAGCTGTGTGCGGCTTTTTACCATTAGCAACAATAAGAGCATTGGAATACGACAGGCTCATTACCTAATCCGTATTCGGACACAGTGCTCTTTTTATTGCTTTCCCGCCGCTGGTGGGATTATCCGAATAATGCCGCAGCCACCTCACTTTAACCGTCTGTAACAATATAAACCGGTTGCGGCATTACCCTATCACTCAACATACGGAACACTCCGCAGGGGGTGGATATGCGCATGTCTGACAAATATTCCAGCCCTACAGCATACGCCTGGGGACTTATAACCTCTGCCTTTGGCGTTTTATCTCTGGACCAGTGGGCTATTGTTGCCGGGATCATCTGTACTGTCGGGACGTTCCTGGTGAACTGGTATTACAAACGGAAAGAATTCCAACTGAAAGCCGGAGAACATCATGAATAACCGATTATTTAAAAAAGTCATGGCCGCTTGTGCTGCCGGGGCGATTGCCGGTGCGCTGGTGCTGATCCCCGCATATGAAGGTGTTGAGTATATGCCTTATCGTGATGTGGCCGGAGTGCTCACCGTATGTTATGGCCATACCGGCAGAGATATTCAGCCCGGCAAGCTGTACACGGACGCTGAATGCAAGGCCCTGTTGCACGACGACCTGACGAAAGTCCGGCGCGCGGTTGATCCTATGATCAAAGTGCCGATTGATGACAATACCCGGGCGGCAATCTATTCATTTGTCTACAACGTCGGCCCCGGTGCGTTCTCGCGCTCCACTATGCTGCGCAAACTCAATGCCGGTGATATCGCCGGTGCGTGTGACGAAATGAAACGCTGGACATTTGCCGGAGGTAAACAGTGGCAGGGTCTGATTAACCGGCGCGAAACGGAGAAAGCGGTATGCCACGGAACCCTTTAACACTGATCATCATTGCTATCATCCTGCTGACTACTGCTCTGTTGGCGGGTTGTTATCTGTATTCACTCCCGAATCACTGTAAGCCGCTGCCGGGTAACCCGCTGGATGGTGTGATCCACTATGAGTGTGAAGCGCCATGAAAAAGGTAATTACTGTATTGCTCAATGGCTGGGTGTGGGCTGTCGTGTTCTTCGGTCTGTGGATGTTCAGCATGCTGTCAGCCGAACAAACGGAAGGCCAACACAAAGATAAGGTTATCACTGACCAGCAAAAGGTGATTAATAACGCTTACACCAGTATCGATATCTTTGACCGCGTGGCCGCCGCAAACGCCAGCCGCAGCATGCAGGCAGAAGCCAAATCACAGGAGAAGCAGATTGAATACCGCACTATTATCCGGAAAGAGCCTACCTGTAATTTGTATATTCCTCAGCCTGTTTCTGACGGGCTGCTCAGCCATGTCTACGCCATCCGTGAATCAGCAATGCGTTCCGCTCCCGACATCGCTGACACAACCGGTGCTGGCACCGCTACCACCCGCCGACTGACATATTGCCAGGCGGTTGAGTGGATAGAGCCGCTGCTGACGGCACTGGATCAGGCTAACGGGCTGTTGATGGATATCCGGAAAGCGGATGCAGAGCGAAACAGACGAAAGTAATAACCCATCACAAAGCCTGCTCACTGAGTGGGCTTTTTAATTGGTTAAGGAGAGAAAACTATGCCACCACGCATCCCCCGCGCTTGCCGCAAACGTGGCTGCGCAAGGACAACTACCGACCGCAGCGGATACTGCGAAGAACACCGCAATACAGGGTGGGAGAACTACCAGCAGGGCAAGAGCCGACACGAACGCGGATACGGAACGAAGTGGGACCGGTTGCGCAAAGCAGTCCTGAGCAGGGATAAACACCTGTGCCAGCAGTGCCTGCGCGAAGGTCGGGCAACTGAAGCAAAGACAGTCGACCACATCACACCTAAAGCGCATGGGGGTACCGATGCGGAAAGTAACCTGCAGAGCCTGTGCTGGCCATGTCACTACCGGAAGACTGCAACGGAGATAACACGATGAGCTATACCCAATGCACATACTGTGGCTCACGCCTGCATACTGTAGCTAACTGTCCGAAAACGTGGGGAGGATCTTCGCGTCGGGCAAATCTCAGATGTGGTTACTGCGGGCAGTCAGGACATAACACGAATGCCTGCCCCCACAATGCGACCAGTGCGCGCCGCCGCACGCTGAATGATGATTTCACGCTGGATTGATGCATGACGAAATCATTTCAAATGCAATCATTTTGATGTAAATGATATCCATTCTCACCAATGCGAAGGGGGGGGATCAAATCCCTACAGCCCCACGTCCAGAGGACCGCCGCCTTAGTCAGATTTTTATACCCGCGAAAAATGAAATTAAAACCGGCTGATCTGTAAGCAGTATTTATGTATCCGTAAGGAGGGATTTTATGGCTGGCACTCCGGGCAAATCTGGTCGCCGCCCGAAGCCGACAGCCAGAAAAGAACTGGCTGGCAATCCCGGCAAACGGGCACTGAATAAAGATGAGCCCGTTTTTACCCCGCTGACCGGTGTCGCCCCGCCGGACTGGTTTGCGGAAAACGATTTGCACCTCGCTGTCACAATGTGGGAAATGACCGTCAAAGAGTTGTGCGGGCAGGGGATTATCTGTCTGACTGATTTGGCCGTTCTTGAGCGCTGGTGTGTTGCTTATCATTTCTGGCGGGAGCTGGTTATCGCAATAGCCAGAGATGGTACCCGGCTGAAAGGTGCAACCGGCGGCCCGATAAAGAACCCCGATTTAACCGCGAAAAAAGAGCAGGAAAGCGAAATGGATCGCACCGGTGCAATGCTCGGTCTGGATCCGGGAAGCCGTCAGCGTCTGATCGGGTTGGCGGGACAGAAAAAACAGGATAATCCGTTTATGAGGTTAATCACATCATGAGTCGCAAATCTTACCCGAACGTAAACGCGGCCAGTCAGTATGCCCGCGACGTGGTTCGCGGCAAGATTGTGGCCTGTCAGTACGTGAAAGATGCCTGCCAGCGTCATCTGGATGATCTGAGTGAAGAAAAAAGCCGTAAATTCCGGTACCGGTTTGATAAAGACCTGGCGGAACAGGCCGCAAAATTTATCCAGCTGCTGCCGCACACCAAAGGTGAATGGGCATTTAAGCGCATGCCGATAACACTGGAGCCGTGGCAGCTATTTATTGTCTGCAGTGCATTTGGCTGGGTTCACAAGGGCAGCAGGCTGCGGCGGTTCCGTGAAGTTTATACGGAGATCCCCCGTAAGAATGGTAAATCAGCTATTTCAGCCGGTGTTGCCCTGTATTGTTTTACCTGTGATAACGAGTTTGGTGCTGAAATCTACTCCGGTGCAACCACGGAAAAGCAGGCATGGGAAGTGTTCCGTCCTGCAAAACTGATGTGCAAGCGTACCCCGCTGCTGACGGAGGCATTCGGTATCGAGGTCAATGCGAAAAACATGAACCGGCCGGAAGACGGGGCGCGGTTTGAGCCACTTATCGGATCCCCCGGTGATGGTCAGTCCCCGCACTGCGCTATCGTTGATGAATACCATGAGCACGACACGGATGCCCTGTACACGACTATGATTACCGGTATGGGGGCCAGGCGGCAGCCGCTGATGTGGGCTATCACCACCGCCGGATATAACATTGAAGGCCCGTGTTACGACAAGCGGCGCGAAGTGATTGAAATGCTCAATGGTACGGTGCCGAATCCTGAGCTTTTCGGCATTATTTATACCGTTGATGATGGTGATGACTGGACAGATCCGGCAACATTGCGCAAAGCAAATCCGAATATGGGGGTTTCTGTCTACAGTGACTTCCTGATCAGCCAACAGAACAGAGCCAAAAACAATGCCCGTCTGGCGGGAATATTTAAAACAAAGCACCTGAATATCTGGGTTTCCGCCCGGGCGGCCTATTTCAACATGGTGTCCTGGCGGGAATGTGAGGATAAGACACTCACCCTGGAAATGTTCGAGGGGCAATCCTGTGTTCAGGCTCTGGATTTAGCCAGAAAACTCGACATGAACTCACGGGTAAGGCTTTTTCACCGAGTTATTGACGGCAAGCGCCATTACTACTGTATTTCACCTGATTTTTATGTTCCGTATGACGCCGTATTCAGCGTTGATGTTGAAAACAGACGTACAGCAGAGCGTTTTATGAAATGGGTGGAAACAGGGCACCTTAAGCTGACTGAAGGGGCAGAAATTGATTACCGCGTTATTCTGGAGGATGCGAAGGCCGGAAACCTGATAAATCCGGTTGATGAGACAGCTATCGACCCGCATGGCGCAACAAACATCTCCCATGAACTGGCTGACGAGGGGATGAATCCGATCACCATAGTACAAAACTACACCAACATGTCCGACCCGATGAAGGAGCTGGAAGCTGCTGTAGCGGCCGGACGGTTCCACCATGACGGTAATCCGATCATGACATGGTGTATCGGTAACGTGGTCGGCAGATATCTGCCGGGCAATGATGATGTTGTCCGCCCCACCAAAGAGCAGAACGAAAACAAAATTGACGGTGCAACAGCGCTGATTATGGCTATAGGCAGAGCGATGCTGAATGGTCCCGGTGACTTCCTTTCCTCTCTGGATCCTGACGAAGAAATTCTATTCCTATGAAAAATATACTTCTTGATCTCACTGCCCTGACAGGTTTCGGCGCGGTGCTGGCAGGCTGTTACCTGAAATACGGCCTGCCGGATTCTCTGGTGATTGGCGGGTCAGCAATGGTTATCTATTCACTGGCTGTGGCCATGAGGGGGAAACGTGCTTCTTGATGCATTATTCCGCGATACACCGACCAGTATTGAGAATCCGGCGGTACCCATCAGCGCAGATTCTGTTGATACAGACGGTCTGTTCAAAGCTGATGTGTATGTCAGCCCGGAAACCTCGATGAAACTGGCTGCTGTCTATGCCTGTATTTATGTTCTTTCTTCCTCAATTGCACAGATGCCGCTGCATGTGATGCGCAAAACCGGCGATAAGGTTGAGACTGCCCGCGATCATCCTGTATTCCACCTTGTTCACGATGAGCCGAACGAATGGCAGACCAGCTATAAATGGCGGGAAACCAAAGAACGCCACATTCTCGGCTGGGGAAACGGCTACACACAGGTGATCCGTAACAGTCGCGGTGAGGTGACCAACCTGGAAGCCTGTATGCCGTGGGAAACCGCACTGCTTAACACCGGCGGCCGGTATACCTACGGGGTTTATAACGAACAGGGTAATTTTGCGGTCAGCCCGGATGACATGATCCATATCCGGGCGCTGGGTAATAACCAGCGGATGGGGATCAGCCCGATAGTGCAGCATGCGGAAACCATCGGCATGGGGATGTCCGGTCAGAAATACACCAGTTCTTTCTTCGGCGGTAACGCCCGTCCTGCCGGTATCGTCTCGGTGAAAGGGGATTTACAGAAAGATGGCTGGGCCAGACTGAAAGACATGTGGCAGAAAGCGTCTGCGGCACTGCGCAGCCAGGAAAACAAAACCATGCTGTTGCCTGCTGACCTTGATTACAAAGCCCTGACCGTTTCCCCGGTGGATGCCCAGCTGATTGACATGCTGAAACTCAACCGCTCCATGATTGCCGGAATTTTTAATGTGCCGGCACACATGATCAATGACCTGGAAAAGGCGACATTCTCCAACATTTCCGAACAATCTATTCAGTTTGTCCGGCACACAGTTATGCCGTGGGTGGTGAACTGGGAGCAGGAGCTTAACAGGCGGTTGTTCACCCGGCAGGAGCGCCGCGCCGGATTATATGCCCGGTTTAATCTGGCCGGGCTGTTACGCGGAACCCCGAAAGAGCGTGCTGAATTTTATCATTACGCCATTACTGACGGCTGGATGAGCCGGAATGAGGCGCGGGCATTTGAGGATATGAACCCGGTTAGCGGGCTGGATGAAATGCTGGTCAGCGTTAACGCCGCACAACCTGCCGGCAGTAAATCAAAAGGTGGTGAAAAAGATGAGCAGTAATGAAAGAGAAACCCGCAGCTATGTCGGAGAGGTACGGGCCGCGCCGGGCGAAGAGGACAAGCCGACCCACATTATCGGTCTGGCCTCGGTGTTTAATTCCCTGTCAGAGCCGATGTGGGGATTCCGTGAAATCATCAAACCCGGCGCATTCGACGATGTGCTGAATGATGATGTGCGCGGGCTGTTTAACCATGACCGCAATTATATCCTCGGCCGGTCCTCTTCCGGGACGTTATCCCTGAGTGTCACAGAGCAGGGGCTGGTTTACGACATCACTGCGCCCGACACGCAGACTATCCGGGATCTGGTTATTGCCCCGATGTTACGCGGTGATGTCAATCAGAGTTCATTCGCGTTCAGTGTGGCGGTGAATGGTGATGACTGGTACCAGGATGATGACGGCATGGTTGTCCGGGAAATTCACAAAATATCCCGTCTGTATGATGTCAGTCCGGTGACTTATCCGGCTTATCAGGCCGCGAATTCAACCGTGCGGTCAATGGAAGCGTGGAAAGAAGCACGCGACAGCGGTGGCTTAGCCAAAGCTATCAATGAAAAACTGGCGCGTGAGCGTCTTCTTACATTAATGAATGCATAAGGTAACTCTATGAAACTTCATGAATTAAAACAAAAACGTAATACTATCGCCACTGAAATGCGCGCTATCCATGAAAAAGTCGGTGACGGTGTCATGACCGAAGAGCAGCGCGGCGAGTGGAATCAGGCCAAAACTGAGTTTGACCGCCTGAATGAGCAGATCACCCGCGAAGAGGAACTGCGTTCGGCAGATCAGACCTTCGTGGATGACAAAGAGCCCGAACAGCGCGGAAAACAGAACGGTAATCCGGAAAGCGAAGCCGCAGAGCGCCGTACCGCTGCATTTGACCGTTTTCTCCGTCATGGTTTCGGTGAACTGACAGCTGAAGAACGCCAGGCGGTTAAAGAGCTGCGTGCGCAGGGGACCTCCCCGGATGAAAAAGGGGGCTACACTGTACCCACTCAGATGCTGAATAAAGTCGTTGATCAGATGAAAGCCTATGGCGGCATTGCAGGCATTTCGCAGATTCTGACAACTTCAAACGGACAGGATATTACCTGGTCAACATCAGACGGCACAGCGGAAGAGGGTGAACTGCTGGGCGAAAACACCGCAGCCAGTGAACAGGATGTGGAATTCGGCACCGCTGTTCTCGGCGCTAAAAAACTGTCTTCCAAAATTATCCGTGTATCCAATGAGTTGCTGCAGGACAGCGGGATCAATATTGAATCTTACCTCGCAGCCCGTATTGCACAGCGTATCGGACGCGGTGAGGCTAAATATCTGGTGAAAGGTACCGGCGCAGGTACTCCGGTGCAGCCGAAGGGGCTGGACGCATCCGTTACCGGCACGGTCGATGCCTCAGCCGCATTCACCTGGAAAGATATTAATGCCCTGAAACACGCCATTGATCCGGCGTACCGTAACAACCCTAAGTTTCGTCTGGCCTTTAATGACAGTACCCTGAAACTGATGACAGAAATGGAAGACGGTAACAAGCGTCCGCTGTGGCTTCCGGAAATCACCGGCGTGGCACCTTCGACCATTCTGGGTATGCAGTATGCTGTGGATCAGGCTATCGACAGCATGGAAACCGGCAAGAAGTTTATCTTCTGTGGTGACTTCGATCGCTTCATTGTCCGCCGTGTCACCTATATGACACTGAAGCGTCTGGTGGAGCGTTATGCAGAATATGACCAGACTGCGTTCCTCGCGTTTCACCGCTTTGACTGCTGCCTGGAAGACACCTCCGCGATTAAGGCGCTGGTGGCCAAAGCAGCAGCAAAGTAATCCGGTCTTAACCCGATACGCCGCTTAACTGCGGTTTTTTTGTGCCTGCGGTCCGGCGTGGCCGCAGGTATGGGGGAAACATGCCGTTACCGACACTCGAAAAACTGAGAATGCAGTGCCGTATCGATGAGGATAATGATCAGGAAGATGAATTACTCCTGACCTATCTTCAGGCGGCAAAAAAGCGTGCTGAAAATTACATCAACCGCAATCTGTATGACAGTGACATTCCGGAAAGCGATCCCGATGGCCTGATTGTTTCTGCTGATATTGAGCTGGCATTGATGGTCTGTATCGGCAGTCTCTATGAGTCACGGGAAAGCGGAGCAATACCGGCGGGTTTCTACCTGTTGCTTGACCCGTACAGGTTTATAAATTTGTAAGGAGATGCTATGCAGGCCGGAAGATTAAGGCACCGGGTAACATTTCAGCGCTCTGAGTGGGTAACGTTGCCGTCCGGACAACGTGAAAGTCAGTGGCTGCCCGTTGTTGTAACCTGGGCGGAAGTCAAACCCGTCAGCGGCCGGGAACTGCTGACCGCCGGAGCGGAAATGTCAGAAATCACTGTCCGTGTGTGGATGCGTTACCGGCCGGATATTCATCCTGCATGCCGGATGGTATATCGCGGTCAGGTCTACGATATTCAGGCCGTGATCCCGGATGTGAAATTTACCCGGCTGGAACTGCTGTGTAAACAGGGGGTGAAAGATGGCTGATATGGGGCTGGATTTGTCCGGTTTTGCTGAACTGTCCCGTGATCTGGAATTACTCAGCCGGGCTGAAAATACCAGGGTATTGCGGGAAGCGACGAAAGCCGCAGCGGATATGCTGCGGGATGAGGTCCGGCAGAGTGCTCCGGTCAGGACCGGAAAACTGGTGCGTAATATCGTTACCGGCGGTCAGCGGAGCCGTTATAAAGGTGAGATTGTCTCCGGTGTGTACATCCGGGGAACCAATGCCGCCGGAACCAACAGTGACAACACACTGAAAACGGACGACCCACGTAATGCGTTTTACTGGCGTTTTCTGGAAAACGGCACATCAAAAATGGCACCGCAACCGTTTATCCGTCCGGCGTTTGACGGTAAAGCGGATGATGCGGCTGATCTGGCGCTGAGTAAACTCAGTCAGGCTATCGATAAGGTGCTGAGCGGATGAAAGAATCTGATTTGTTTTCTTTGCTTGATCCGGTGCTGCCGGGCAGAGTTTTCCCGTATGTGGCTCCGCAGGATGAACCCAAAATTCAGCCACCGTGGTGTATTTTTTCACTTTATGATGTCGGCGGCGATGTGCTGTGTGGCCGTGCTGAGACAATGACCAATATTCAGATTGATGTGTATGCAAAAACCATCGATGAAGCCCGCCGGATCCGGGGGCTGTCTGTTACTGCTGTTTCTCCGCTTTCACCGGCGGAGTTCACAGAAAAGCAGGGGTATGAAGCCGATACCGCGCTTTACCGGGCCACGCTGGAATGTCAGGTCTGGCAATAACGTAATCTTGAACAACAAGCTGCTGCGGCAGCTTTTTTTATGCTTACAGGAAAATAACTATGTCTAGCAAATATGAAAAAACGCAGGGCACGAAAATCAGTATTTCAAAACTGCCGGCAACAGAAGCCAATCCCGCATCTGCTGAGTTTCTGCCGCTGGCCTGCGCGGCTAAGGAGATCGGTTATACCGGCGGGCAGAAATCGGATATTGATGTCACCACCCTGTGTTCGACTGAGCAGGAAATGACTAATGGCCTGGCATCCCCGGGGGAGGTCACAATTTCAGGTAACTGGTCTCCTGATGAGGGGCAGGAAGCGCTGCGTACTGCCTATGACAATGACACTATTCATGCGTTCAAAGTGGAGTTTCCGTCAGGTAATGGTTATGCCTTCCTGGCGGAAGTCCGTCAGAACAGCTGGAGTGTGGCAACCAGCGGGGTAGTCACCGCGTCTTTCACGCTGCGCATGAAAGGTAAGCCTGTTCCGCTGAAAAACGGGACGGTAACTGAGCCGGGAAAGGGGGAATAAGCCGTGGCGAATCCGAAACTGTCATTAAAAGAACTGGCACTCAGTCCAAAAAACGCCTTCCGCTCAAAAATGGTGAAGGTACCTGAATGGAACGGTATCGCCGTTATTCTGCGGGAACCGTCTTCGGCAGCCTGGCTCAGATGGCGTGAGCTGATGAATACCGGCTCAGACGGTGACGAAAAATTGTCGGAGGCAGAACAGGCGCAGCGCAATCTGCGTGCAGATGTGGTGATGTTTTCTGATGTGCTGCTGGATGAAGATAAAGAGCGGGTGTTCAGTGATGACGACACGGAAACGGTGATGGCTGTTTACGGGCCAGTTCATGCCCGCTTACTGAAACAGGCGCTTGACCTGATGACCACGCCGGATGAAGCGGAAAAAAAGTAGCACAGCCCGGAATGTTTTTTCTGATGACACTGGCGCTCCGGATGGGGCGCACAGTGGATGAGCTGACCAGAACGATGAGCGCCGGTGAGCTGACCATGTGGATGGCCTTTGACCGCCTCAGCCCGATCGGGGACATCCGCAGTGACATACAGACGGCCCATATTGTCTCATCGCTGTACGGCGCACAGGGCGGCAAACTGAGCCTGAATGATGCGATGCTGAAATGGGGGGCTCAGGATGAGAGACCGGTCGGTGACAGTCTGGAAGAGTTTCTCGGGTCTATTTCTAATCATTGATTACCACATCACATATTTATTGTCTGGTTTTATCGTTATTCAACAATATAATACCTTGGGTTTATTGGATAAATGCGAGGTTTTATGAAAGTAATACATGCAGGAATTCTGGTTTTAGCTATTGGATTATCTGGGTGCGGGCCAACAGATAAAGATAATGTGATGCACGGAGAAAACTTAGTAAAAAACTTACTAAAGGATCCTGATAGCGCAAAATTTGAATCATTTTTTGTTCCAACAGGAAATGATATGCGTGAAGGGCATGTGTGCGGAACAGTAAATTCGAAGAACTCATATGGTGGTTATGTTGGTAAAAAGAAATACGTAGTTTACATCGAGGTTGATGGCAATGAATTGAAACATAGCAGCCCAGTTAAAATTGTTCAGGATGATGACCAAGAGGGCTTATACAACTGGAATCTGGTTTGTAATAAATAAGACCCCACGCGGTCTTAAGGGACCGTTATGGCAAAACTTCGTGAACTTATTATTAAAATATCGGCTAATTCATCCTCGTTTCAGTCTGAAATAGCCCGCGCCTCACGGATGGGGGAGAATTATTACCGGACGCTGGAGCAGGGCGGCCGCAAAGCAGCATCGGCATCACGCGAAACGAAACGGGCAATCAGTGAGCTGAACAATGAACTGTCATCAATAAAATCGACAGTAACCGGTGTAATGGGGGCTATGGCCGGTGCTTTTGCCACGCAGCAGCTTATCAGTTATGCCGATACCTGGAGCCAGTTAAGCGGGCGCCTGAAACTGGCCTCTGTGTCTGCAGAGGATTTCAGCCGGGCTCAGCAGGAGCTGATGTCGTTAAGTCAGCGTACCGGCACATCGCTGGCGGCAAATACCAACCTGTACGCGCGTATTGCGCAGTCGATGCGTGATGCGGGTTATGCCTCGGGGGATGTGGCAAAAGTCACTGAAACCATCGCAACCTCACTGAAGCTGTCCGGTGCAAGCACTGAAGAAGCCAGCTCTGTTATTACACAGCTGAGTCAGGCTCTCGGATCTGGTGTTCTGCGTGGTGAAGAATTTAACGCGGTGATGGAGAACGGCGGACGACTGGCAAAACTGCTGGCGGACGGGATGGGAACGACCATCGGCGGTCTGCGTGAAATGTCACAGAGCGGTAAGCTCACCATTGACAAGATAGTGCCAATTCTGACCAGCACTGAACAGCTCAGAAAAGAATTTGAGCAATTACCGCAGACTGTCAGCGGCGCATCCCAGAAAATTGAAAACGCCTTCATGGCATGGGTGGGCGGGGCTAATGAGGCATCGGGCGCAACCAGCACGCTGACCGGCGCGCTGAATGGTATTGCGGGAAATATAGACACTATTGCCACCGTTGCCGGTGCGCTGGTCGGGGTTGGCCTTGCGCGGTATTTCGGCGGGCTGACCGCCAGTGTGACCAAAGCAACCATCGGGGTGGCCAGTGCCGCAAAAGGTGAGGTCGCTCTTGCACAGGCTCAGCTACGCGGAACACAAATTGCGGTTGCCAGAGCGCGTGCGGCAGAGTACCGGGCACAAAAATCACTGGCAGCTGCACGCGGAACCGATGCGCAGGCAGGCGCAGAAAAGCGGCTTGCCACTGTACAGGCATCCGTTGCACGCAATATTAACGCCCGCAATATCGCACAAAACAACCTGAATAACGTCACATCTGTCGGTTCACGTCTTCTTGGTGGTGCGCTGGGGCTGGTCGGTGGTATTCCGGGGCTGGTGATGCTGGGTGCCGGTGCCTGGTACACCATGTACCAGAAGCAGGAGCAGGCAAGACAGTCCGCACTTGAATACGCCGCCACCATTGACCAGGTTCGTGCCAATCTTAATAAAATGACGCTGCCGGAAACCGCTGATAACTCCGGTAAAACCAAAGAATCGCTGGCGGCGCAAAATAAACTGGTTGATGAGCAGCGTCAGAAAGTCGAGGGATTAAAATCAGCGATAGCAGGATATCAGCAGATGCTGGCCTCACCCGGCCCCAGCATCAACGGCTATCTGATTAACCATCTGATCAGTCAGGAAGATGCGGTTAAATCCCTGGCGGCTGCGCAGGATGAGCTTTCGGTTGAACAGAGCAGACTTAATGAGCTGAGCAAAAAATCGGAAGAGATTCAGTCAGCACTGAAGGCGGTCGAAAGTCAGCGTGATTTTCTTATTCGTCAGCAGTCTGCTGCCCAGAATGATATGCGTCATTCATTACTGATGGTGAATGCGGAGCATAGCGAATTTAACCGGATAATGTCTGCCGGAAATCAGATCCTGACCAACCGCCTGGCTCTGGTTAACAGCCCGATGCGTATCCCGGCAGCGCCTCTCAGCGAAAAACAGCAGGATTTCATTCAAAAATCAGAGCGGGACAAAGAGTTATCTGCACTGACCGGGGAAGCCCGTGTTATCCGGCAGGCTGAGTTCGCTGCGGATGATCAGGGGCTGACTGATGACAGCGCCCATCGCGATAACCGGCAGAGATATATAGATAACCAGGTTGCCGCTTACCGGAATCTGGAAAAACAGAACAAAGAATTAAGAGAGGGTAAAAGCGCCCAGAGTGCCTTCAATAAAGAGCAAAAAGAAGCGGAACGTCAGGCAGAGCAGTATGCCCGCAAAATAGCAGATCTGAGTGTGGCCACGGAGGTTCAGAAAGTCAGGGCCACGCAGGGAGAAAAAGCCGCAGATCTTTATGCCGCAGCACATGAGTCCGGCGCAAAATGGACGGATGAGCAGCGAAAAGCGATCCGCGCATCCTCTGTTGCCCTGGCGGAGTGGACACAAAAGGCCGATGAGGCGGTCAGAAAGCAGCGTGAAATGGATGATGCGCTGAAAGCGATGCGTGACGGTGCCCGGAAATTCAGTGACGAAGCGGAGCAAATTGATAAAACCCGGGGAATGGGCGGAAACCGGCGCAGTCTTTACGATGAGCGTCAGCAGATTGATCGTGTTTATGCCAAATCTGATCAGGGAAAAAGTGCGACCGAAGCTTATAACCGGGAGATTGATGCGCTCAACCTGAAATATCAGAAAATAAAGGAAGTTCAGTCTGACTGGACCAGCGGGGTGACCCGGGGGATGGAAGACTGGGTTACTGAGGCCGGAGATTATGCGGAGCAAACCGCATCAGCAGTGCAGAGCGCCATGGGCGGTATGGTGAATAACATCACTGACATGCTGAACGGAAATAAAGCCAGCTGGCGCGACTGGTCAATAGATGTCCTTAAATCCATCCAGAAAATACTGGTCAACGCTGCCATCGTGAACAGCCTGAAATCCATGTCAGATGCCGGTGGCTGGATTGGTGCTGTCGGTAACTTCCTGGGAGGTGCTGCGGCAAATGCCAAAGGCGGGGTTTATGACTCCCCGGGCCTGAGTGCGTACAGTAATCAGATAGTCAGCACTCCGACTTATTTTGCGTTTGCCAAAGGTGCCGGGCTGATGGGTGAGGCCGGACCGGAAGCGATTATGCCGTTAACACGGGCGGCGGATGGCTCTCTCGGTGTCCGGGCGCTCGGCGGAAATCAGAACAGCGGTTCAGCGGCACCACAGGTGTTTATTACCATAGACAGTAACGGCAGCAGCCAGACGCAGTCGTCGGCTGGTTATGAGCAGTTTGGTAATGAAATTGCCGCATTCGTCGATCAGCGTTTCCGCGTACTAATGGACAAAGACACCCGCCCCGGCGGAGCCGTCTGGAATCTGACTAAGGGGAAAAGATGATCGAAACATTCACCTGGTGTCCCCGTGTTAATCCCACGGAGGACATCACCTATAAAATCCGCAGGGCGAAGTTCGGTGATGGTTATGAGCAGGTATCCGGTGACGGTATCAACGCCCGCAGCCAGAAGTGGTCACTGGAATTTACCGGTCGCGGGGAGTACATCACGGCTATCCGTCAGTTTATCGACCGTCACGGCGGCATAAAGGCTTTTCAGTGGAAACCCCCGCTTGAACCTGTGGGGTTATACCGGTGCGCCGAGCATAAACTTACCCCGCTCGGCGGTGACAACTATTCACTTTCTCTCACTTTTACCCAGGCATTTAAACCATGATCACAAACGATTACCAGAAGCTGGAACCGGGTAATGCCGTCCGGCTTTTTGAGGTTGACGGTACCGCGTTCGGTGCACCGGATATTTTGCGGTTCCATGCATACAATATTCCTCATACTGAGGCAGAAATTGCAGCAGCCGGTGGGGATCCGGAAAAGTTACCGGCGAAATCTATCTGGTGGCAGGGGGAAGAATACCGTGCCTGGCCGGTACAGATTGAGGGGCTGGAGGCGTCGACAACCGGCTCCGGCGCACAGCCGAAGTTATCGGTGGCAAACCTCGATGGTTCAGTCACCGCACTGTGTCTGGCATACGATGACATGCTGAAAGCGAAAGTCACGATACACGACACCCTGGCACACTATCTGGATGCGGCGAATTTTCCGGATGGCAACCCGTCGGCAGATCCTACCCAGGAAAAAGTCTCGGTCTTTTATATCGACAGCAAGTCCTCAGAAACCAATGAGGTTATTGAGTTTGATTTGGCCAGTCCGATGGATTTACAGGGGGTACTGATCCCGACGCGGCAACTGCATGCAATGTGCACCTGGTGCATACGCGGCAAATACAAATCCGGTGACGGTTGTGATTATGCCGGGCAGAACGGGTATTTTGACAAACACGGCAACCGCGTGGATGACCTGGCACAGGATCAGTGCAGCGGCATGCTGAATACCGGCTGCTTTCCCCGTTTCGGGAAAAATAATCCGATTCCGTTCGGCGGCTTTCCGGGAACCTCATTACTGAGGAAATAATAATGCGTAAAAACATTCAGGCGGCCATTTTTGCCCATGCAGAACGTGAATACCCCCGCGAATGCTGCGGGGTGATCGCGCAAAAATCCCGTGTAGTGAAATACTTTCCCTGCCGCAATGTCGCGGTCACGCCGGAAGAGCATTTTGTATTATCGCCGGAGGATTACGCCGTTGCTGAGGATTGGGGGACGGTGACCGGTGTTGTACACAGTCATCCGGATGCTACCACCCGGCCGTCAGAACTGGACAAAGCACAGTGCGATGCTCTCGGTGTGCCGTGGTATATCGTCAGCTGGCCGGAAGGGGATCTGCGGACTGTTCAGCCGCGCGGTGAATTACCATTACTCGGTCGGCCGTTTGTGCTCGGGTTTACGGACTGCTGGGGTCTGGTAATGAGCTGGTTCCGGCAGGAATGCGGCATTGAACTGCCGGATTACCGGGTGGATTATCCCTGGTGGGAGCAGGGTGAGAACCGGTACGCTGATAACTGGCAGGAGGCCGGATTTATTCAGGTTGACGACCCGCAACCCGGTGATGTGATAGTGATGCAGGTACAGGCACCTGTCGCTAATCATGCCGGTATTCTGCTGGGTGGTAACATGCTGCTGCATCATTTGTACGGATATCTGAGCCAGCGGGTGCCATATGGCGGTTACTGGAGGGATCGCACAGTTATGGTACTTAGACATAATATAGTCATGACAAAATGAATAACGACAGTTAATCTTGCCTTATTAGATGGTTAATTTATGAGGATAAGGTGTGAAAAAAGCTATTGTGTTAGCAGCAGCTCTGGCGGTGGTTGGTTGTTCTGGTATAGCTGAGTTTAGGGATAGGCCAGCAGATAAAATATTTGAGTCTTCAAGGTCACCTCAAGAAGTTGCTAACTGTATTCTTTATGGATGGCAAGGTAAAGATCAAACATATGGTGTTGTATTAATACAACCAGCTCCTAATGGATTTTCAGTATATCCACAGGGACAATATGAATTAGTTGATGTTACAAATAATGGAAAATTAACAAGTATAAAATATTACCAGCAAAGTAGTTTATATAAATCACATGTGAAAACAAGGATTAATATAATAAATAGTTGTTTGTGATTTAGTAAAAAATAAGCAAGGCAACATTAAATATCAATCAAATTAAGCCGCATTCGCGGCTTTTTTAATGGGTGAAATATGTCTCAGGAAATAATGACAAAAATAGAACTTGGTGGTGTGTTGGGTAAAACATTTGGTAAAACACATCAGCGTCTGGTCAGTACTACATCAGAAGCTGTTCGTGCATTATGTTGCACTATCCCTAGCTTTGAGCAGTTTTTAAATACCAGTAAATCACGCGGCTTAACTTACGCAGTATTTCGCGGGAAAAAAAATATCAGTGAGGATGACCTTGGTTTTCCGGTCACAGATGATGTGATTCGTATTATACCGATGGTGATCGGCAGCAAACGCGGTGGCTTGTTCCAAACAATATTTGGCGCCGTGCTGGTGGCTGCTTCAGTGTGGATGGGGCCAGGTGGCATTTCTGCGGCTTTTGGTGCTGGCGGAATGGTCGGTTTTATGGCCACAACTGGCGCCGCTGTAATGCTGGGCGGCATTATCCAGATGCTGTCCCCGCAGCCAAACGGTATAGCCATGAAAGACCAGGGCGAAAATAAGCCGTCCTATGCGTTCGGTGCGCCGACGAACACTGTTTCTCAGGGCTATCCGGTACCGATCGGTTACGGTAAACGCCGTATCGGCGGGGCCGTTATCTCAGCCGGAATTTACGTCGAAGATCAGCAGTAATCCTTTCTCAGTTTTTCAGCAGGAATCCCACAATGACACAAATCACAGGCCGCAAAGGTGGTGGCGGCAGCCCGCGCACACCCGTCGAACAGCCGGACGATTTACAGTCCGTTGCCAAAGCAAAATTGCTGATCGCCCTCGGGGAAGGTGAATTTGCCGGTGAGCTGACCGGTAAAAATATCTTTCTGGATGGTACGCCGCTGCTGAATGCTGACGGGTCGGAAAACTTTCCCGGTGTGGTGTGGGAATACCGCCCCGGTACCCAGGCGCAAACCTATATTCAGGGGATGCCGGCGGCGGAGAATGAAATCACCATCGGTACCACGGTGCAGAGCAGCACACCGTGGGCGCATGCGTTTACTAACCCGCAGTTGTCTGCGGTCCGCGTCCGTCTGAAATGGCCGTCCCTGTTCCGCCAGGAGGATAACGGGGATATGGTCGGTAACGAGGTGAAATACGCCATTGATTTGCAGACTGACGGCGGCGGCTGGAAAACCGTTGTGGACGGCCGGGTTAAGGGGAAAACTACCTCAGGTTATGAGCGTACCCATCGTATTGATCTTCCTCAATCGGCCACATCGTGGACACTGCGGGTGCGGAAAATTACTGAGGATGCCAACAGTGCCAAAATCGGTGACACCATGGTATTACAGAGCTACACCGAGGTGATCGATGCCAAACTGAGGTATCCGCATACCGCGCTGTTGTATATCGAGTTTGACTCAAAACAGTTTAACGGCTCTATCCCGCAGGTCACCTGTGAGCCGAAGATGCGTATTATCCGTGTACCGTCAAACTATGACCCGGAGCACCGGACGTACTCCGGCACCTGGGATGGTTCGTTTAAGTGGGCATGGACCAATAACCCCGCATGGATATTTTACGATATCGTGGTTTCCGATCGCTTTGGCCTCGGCGACCGCATCAAAATGCAGAATATCGATAAATGGGAACTGTACCGTGTTGCGCAGTATTGTGACCAGCCGGTACCGGACGGCAAAGGTGGTAGCGGCACTGAGCCGCGCTATATCTGTGATGTGTATGTGCAGGATCGCAATGAAGCCTATACCGTGCTGCGGGATTTTGCGGCCATCTTCCGGGGAATGACCTACTGGGGCGGTAACCAGATTATCACCCTGGCGGATATGCCGCGTGATATCGATTACAGCTATACCAAAGCCAACGTACTCGACGGGAAGTTCACCTATTCCGGCAGCAGCAGTAAGGCCCGTTATTCCTCCGCACTGGTGTCGTACTCGGATCCGCTGAACGGTTATGCTGATGCGATGGAGCCGGTGTTTGAAAACGAACTGGTTTACCGGTTCGGCTTTAATCAGCTGGAAATGACGGCGATCGGCTGTACCCGCCAGTCAGAGGCCAACCGCAAAGGCCGCTGGGGCATCCTCACCAACAACAAAGACCGCGTGGTGACATTCGGTGTGGGGCTGGACGGTAACATTCCGCAGCCGGGCTATATCATTGCGGTGGCAGATGAAAACCTGTCCGGAAAAGTGACCGGCGGCCGCGTCAGTGCGGTGAATGGCCGGAGTATCACCCTCGACCGCAAACCGGATACCGCGCCTGGTGACAGGCTGATGCTGAATCTGCCGTCCGGTAAATCACAGGCCCGCACCATCCAGATGGTCACGGATAACGTTATAACTGTTACCACGGAATACAGTGAAACGCCGGAGCCGGAATGTGTCTGGGTGACAGAATCAGACGAGCTGTACGCCCAGCAGTACCGGGTGGTGAGCGTGACTGAGAATGATGACGGCACGTTCACGATATCGGCGGCCATGCATGATCCGGACAAATACGACCGGATAGATACCGGCGCGGTACTCGATGAACGGCCAATCAGTGTTATTCCGCCGGGCAACCAGTTCCCGCCGAAAGATATCACTGTCAGCTCTTATTCTGTTGTTAACCAGGGGATCAGCATTGAAACTATGCAGGTTACCTGGTCACCGGCCGAGAATGCCATTGCCTATGAGGCGCAGTGGCGACGTGATGACGGTAACTGGATCAATGTTCCGCGCAATGCCACCACTTCGTTTGACGTGCCCGGGGTCTATTCAGGCCGCTACCTGGTACGGGTAAGAGCGATTAACGCAGCGGAAATCTCCAGCGGCTGGGGATATTCAGAGGAAACCCGGCTGACCGGCAAGGTGGGTGATCCGCCGATGCCGCTGAACTTCCGCGCGGCCACACTGGTATTCGGGATCAAACTGAACTGGGAGTTCGGGAAATTCACCGAAGACACCCTGAAAACCGAAATTCAGTACAGCAAAACCAACGATGGGCAGAACCTGTTGCTGCTGGCTGATGTGCCGTACCCGTCCCGTTCCCACGAACTGGCCGGTCTGGCCGCCGGTACCGCGTTTTATTTCCGCGCCCGGCTGGTGGATAAAACCGGTAACCAGTCCCCTTGGACTGACTTTGTGCGCGGTGTGTCCGAGTTCGATGCATCGACCATTATTGATGAAGTGGCCGCCGGGTTGGGCGACTCTCAAATCATCAAAGACCTACAGTCGCAGGCGGATGATAATTTTGAGGCCATCATCAACAACGCCAACAACGCTTACGGCCAGTGGGGCTACTGGCAGCGTGAAACCGGCGCGATGAAAGCAGAAATTATCGAAGTACGCAACTACACGGTCACGGAAACCACGGCGCTGGCCGAGAAAATCGACGCGGTGAAGGTGACGGCAGACGACAGTTTCGCCATGGCACAGAACTCTATCCGCGCGCAGTGGGACATGGCCGCCGGTGAAGCGTCAGTGGTTCACGATATGAAAGTCCGGATCCATTACAACGGCGAGGACTATTCCGCCGGTATGGTGATCGGAGCAGAGCTGAAAGGCGGAGAGGTGAACACGCTTATCGGTTTTAACGCGCAGAAGTTCGCATTTTATAACCCGGTGAATAAATCGATGGATTTGTTCATGTACATGAAGGGCGGGCAGGTGTTTATCCGAGAGGCTTTTCTGGATGAGGCGTGGATAAAGAGCCTGCTGGTGATAGACAAGCTTCAGTCTGAAAACTATGACTCTGCCGGTAAAAAGGGATTCCTGATTGATGCCAAAACCGGGAAAGCCGAGTTTAATGAAGCCATTATTCGCGGAACGCTGTATGCCACAGATGGTGAATTCGCCGGGACTGTCTACGCACAACGGATAATCGGTGACGTTGTTACGGCCGGTATTTATCCTGCCGCGAGCGCAGGGAGTATATACGGTGACGGCGGAGACTGGACGACAGTTAAATCGACATTGACGTATGTCGGCGGTATGCCTTACCCCATCGCGCTGGTTTTACCAACTATCATTGTTGGCGTAGAGCAGCATCAGGGATACCCCCTGGGAAAATTGCAGGGGTCCGAGGTAAACATACGTATTGACGGCGTTGCGCAGTCAGTCGCCGGGTTTGGTGATGTCCGCTCAGCGGTTATTTTCATTTCTGCGGGAAGGCGTGATGTGAAAATAGAGGTTGAGTACCGTGTCAGACATACCGGTTCTGTTGGCGTTCGCCTGGCTTATGGTGTTGTTCTTGCCTGTAAGTACAACTCAGCATCATTCAGATAATAACCGCTCCGGCGGTTTTTTTTATGCCCGAAATTCGAGGAAAACCAATGATTTACACAGACGGCACCATAGCCATTAATGCCGGTTCACCGATTGTGACCGGCAGCGGTACACAGTGGAAAAAGAACATTCACGGCGTGGCACCCGGCCAGCTTATCAGCATCGAGAACGGCACAGCACCGGTCAGCATGATGATCCGCGCGGTAAACAGTGATACCGAACTGGTGTTGTCATTCAATGCCCCGGTGACGCTCAGCGGCGCGAAATACTCTATCGCCACCACGGTACCGGATACCATTTCGGATGCGGCCCGCACCATGTCAGCCAATCAGGGCTATATCGTTTACTTTCTCCAGGCAATGCAGCAGTGGATGACAGACACCGGACAGGTGGAGATTGAGCTGCCGAACGGCCAGAAGGTGACGCTGGATAGCATCAAGGCACTGAATGATGCTTTAAGCAATCTGTCTCAAAGAGTTGATGATATAAAGATACCCGAAGTGAAAGACGCATCGATAAATCAGAAAGGGATTGTGCAACTGACTGAGAAAATTGGTGACTCTGAGACCTTGGTACCACATCAGAAGGCTGTGAGAGATGGTATCAATGCATTAAATTCAAGTATCGGTAAGGGATTATCCATCAATGATAATGGATATACTGAGATTTACCCATCAGACAAAAATAAAGCAGGGCTTTGGCAAAGAATAAATACATCTGTGTTTGAGGTGCTCAGTGGTAGTACCGGAAAATTTTCCGTTGCGAATGACTCCGTAAAGATAGGCGGAACAATCGATGTTAAAACCAATACCCCCGGCAATGATCAGTCAAGGGTTGAAATAACATCACCAGATGGCAGATTTAGCATCGGTATGTGGGGATATAACGATGGACGTACATTAGTTTCGTGCCGAAATACATCAGGGTGGTCTAACGTCAGTTTTGCAAATGTCGGAAGTGGCAGCGCCGCAGTAATCGGCGGGAATATTTATGTTGATGGCAGTGGTTACATAAAAAAATCATCCCCGATTATCCAGATCTATCCTGACGGTAATTACGACACCAATGACGAATCCGAAGGCGCGGAAGTCCGCCGTACCGGCAACGGCCAATATCACATTACCGGCATTCTTGGTTATAACTCAGATGGTGCCTGGGGCGTAAACGGTGGTATCTCAGTACCGAAAGATAATAACGGCCTTGAGTTGGTTTACGTCGCGGACCGCGTTCTGGAGGATGGTAGTATCATCATCGAAACCTGTCACCGTCAGCATGCGCATTTACCGGAACGTTTCCAGAACTGGCGGCTGAAAGAGGTCACCCCGGAAGGCGAGCGCATTTTCTATCAGGACGGCGAACCGTGTGACCTGCCGGAATCCACCCGCCTCGATGTGCGTGTGGAAATGCCGCAGGGCTCAGTGTGGAATGTGAAGCAACGTGAACTGGCTGAACAGATGGAGCGGGAGCAGGCAGAACGTGAAGCGCAGGAAGCAGCAGAGCAGGGCGCAGATACAGAGGAATAAAACAAAGCCGCGCTGGTGGATGCACAGCGCGGCTTTGTTTCCTTGCTTATATTTATTTTTTGCCACGATACCTTTAATTTCTGACAAAAAATATATACCTAACATTCATCAAATTTGTTGAAAAATAATCATGACTCCCAGTGTCAGATGTATGCTGTCTTCTAGCGCTTCGTATTCATCCTGACTTGAGTATGGGTCTACCAATATTTCACTGGAAGAGAAAACATCAATTGATACATCAATATTTTTAGGTATTTCATTCGCTATTTCATTAATATATTTTCTATATTTTTGTTTTACTATTTTTATTTTGTTATTTCTATCTGTTGTTGTTATGCAAAATCTTTTTTTTATTTTACTATCACTGGAAAATGATTCGAATGCACAGTTAAATGCTATCCTTAAATCAGATTTTCCAGTAGTGTCAGTGTGCTTGAAATATTCTAAGTTTCTTCTTATATCATCTATTAATCTTTTTTTGTGGGGTTGTCTCCTTTAACTTCAATGGCACAAATAGGATAGTCAACCCCATTTTTATTACCAATGATAGCGATATCTATTCGCCCACCACGATTTGTATTCGCGTGTGACCGTATTAAACTTCGCGTAAACATATTGTTTGGTTGAATTTTTTTTATTAATGGGACGGTTGCCGTTATAAACCTCCGAGTATCATATTCAAATATAATTTTATTATCACCAATGTTGAATTTCTTGTCACTAAATAAACGCTTGCCTATTGATACTGTCGCAAAGTATTCAGTGCTTACTTTACCTCCTGAACTAAAATCCATATAATAAATCTCTCTTGCGGCTATCTTCATTCCACATTTTACCGCATTTATGATTTCATTGTTATTCATTGATTTCCTACTTATCCATATTTAAATATATTTCATTGAAAATTTTGTGCATTGTTAATGAATGGCATTTTTTATAATATAATTTTATTAAGTTTATCAAATTTATCATGCAGTGACTGCGGATAAAGCTCAGTATAAACCTGCCACAACACATTCAGCGATCGATGCCCTGTCACTTGGGCCACTTCTTCAATACTGAATCCCGCCTCAAACAGCCTGCTAGCACCCTCGCGGCGCAAATCGTGATAGCGCAAATCCTCAATCCCCAATGCATTACGAACCCGCTGGAAACCTGCAGATACCGATTTAGGGTTATACGGAAACACTCTTTCATCGGTCAGTGGTTGCCGTTGTAGTATCGTCCAGGCATCGCCAAGCAGCGGAACGGACATATGGTTACCGGATTTTTTGCGCGGATCTTTTCTGTCTCTTACCAGTACGCTGCGGTTTTTCTTATCCACATCAGACCACAAAATTTTGCACACCTCCCCGATCCGCATGCAGCTCAGTATGGAAAAGTCGAGAATATCGACAAAGGGTATTTTCCCTTCCCGGTGCTCACTACGGGCTTGCAGCCCTTTTCTTAGCAGAGCCAGTTCATCATTCTGTGGCCGACGACTGCGGCGTTGTGATTTTCCGATCAGCCCCATCTGCAGGAGTTGTGGTCTCGCTTCGTGAGAAGGGCAATCAGTGTACTCAATACCATAAACAGGCTTAGCTGATCGCAGTACAGAAGTGAGGTAACTTACATCGTGGTTTATTGTTGATGGTGATGCTCCGGCAGCCGAACGCGCCCGGCAGTGCTCTACTACGTGATTAACCGATAACTCAGAGAGAGGCAGCACAGCGAGTTCTGAATCAAAAAGCATATTCAGCACATACTTTTTAGTGCGACCAGCTTTGCCGCCCATTTTGGGGTCGTTGATATATTTGAAAAGTAGATCCCGTACTGTGAGTTTTGTTACATCATCAGGGTTGGGAATACCGTTCTGCTCTAATTCAATAACCCGGCGTGTACCCCATGTTTTTGCATGAGCCTGCTTTGTGAACGTTTTGCTTTCACTGTGAATACGTTTACCATTTTCTTTTACGGACACAGAGCACCGGTACCTGACAGTGCCGTCTGCTTTGGTGCGTTTGTCTATGGTATAATAGGCCAT